AATACCTTAACTTACTATGAACTCCATCTTTAATTGAGTTATAGTCGGAATAGTTCCCACCGTCAATAGTGTTGTCATCCGTAAACACTTCGCTGAACCCAGACTTCTCAAGAATTTTATTTTTGATTTCTAACTGACGCTTCTCTCTTTGAATACGACGGAGAAAGGCATAATGAATGATTTGTGTAAAATATGCAAAAGGGTTCTGGGACTTCTCTGGATTAAAATTGTGAATGTACTGCACACAATTCTCAATACCGTCAGAAATCATGTCCTCTTTGAACATGTAGTTGACAAAGTTTGGTTTGAATGATAGGTGATTTGCAATCTTCAGAAAGCATTCTCCAATATATCTGGGAATGGGAGGTTTGGGTTTGTCTTGAAGAAGAGCAATTTCTTTATCTTCACGATACTTAATTAGAGCAGCAAGAAACTCTTTATTGTTGACGTAATGTTCTGACCTTTTTCTTTTGGTCATGACTGCAGTGGTTATCATAAGTTTTTATCATTATTATCTAGATATTATAACACTTATGTAAATAGTTGACAAGGTGTTTGAAATTGTGTATAATTACCTTTGTCGAGGTTGATAAGTAGTATTAAAGATCTTTATAGAGCTTCTCTAAGATTTCTTTAGCATCATTAATGTTGGCAATATATCCCATTTCCCTGTCAAGCTTGCATTCATTATTTTTTAGTTTGCCAGATTGCCTAGTATAAGATTGATACATCATTATCATTTCTATATCAGATGATTCCGACATAGTGAGCACATCTTCTAAGTTAATAATAAACATGTCTTCTTTTGTTGTCTTAAGCCATGGTTCTATTTTATATCCAAAAACACCATGCCTACCTCTTAATTCACAAATAATAATAGGATTAGAAATAATTAATAAAGTTCTATCTTCTTCTTCAGAGGCAGCTACTTTAGCAAATATTTCTTCGCCAGATTTAAGTTTAACCGTGGCATAAAAATCGTCTTCTATCATTTTTTTAATTGTATTGTGATTATTTCATAATTGAAATTCTCTTCATTATAAATTTTGATTCTTTCAATAAAATGATTTAGTGTATAATTTTTTCTTGAATTACTGGTACAATCATCTGCTATATCATATAAAACTGCTTTTGTTTTATTTTTACTTTTTCTCAAAACTCTTCCGATTGATTGAAGGTTTCTGACTCTAGATTTTGAAGGAGATGAGAAAATAACATTATGTAGATTTTTAATATTAATGCCAGTAGAGAAAGTTCCATAAGAAGCAACTATAATGGCATTATTTTCTCGTTCTGTAATTTCCCTTACCAGTTCCCGTTCTTCAGCATCTACACCACCATGAATGAAGAAGACTTTTCTGTCACCTCGCTTATTAGTATTTATCTGCTCAAAAAGTATTGCTCCATGAGCTTCTACACGACTGAAAAGTAAAAGACTATTACCTTTTAAATCAAGAGTTAGATTAGTAATAAATTTATTTCTTTGCTCATGAGAAATTAAATATTGTATCTCATCCTCATAAGTTTCAAATTTTTGTGGAGGATGTTTTAAAACTAAACAACGAATATCTAATTGAGAAAGATGTCCTTGCTTCATCAATTCGTCAGTTTTTGTAACTTTATATGATGGTCCGAATAATCCTTCTAAAACCCATTTATGAGTTTGAGTTCCATCTAAAGTTCCAGTAAATCCAAATCTATATTTTGCATGATGAAGTTTTGTCATAATTTCAATTAATGATTTGCTCTTGAATAAATGAGCTTCATCACCTATAATAACACCATAATCTTCGAAGAATGAACGTTCTAGTTTATACACAGATTGCCATGTAGTAATCGTGACTGGAAATTCATTTGTCTTCTCTCTTCCAGAATAAATTTTGTGACAATATGACTCAGCATCCCAACCATAATCTTCAAAATCCTTGTACATTTGCTCTACAAGAGATGTCGTTGGAACAACTAAGAGAATTTTTTGTCCTTTGTTTACATAATATCTCACGATTGAATAAATCATCAGAGATTTGCCGCTCGCAGTGGGGCTTATCAATAGTTTTCTATTGTGCCTTAGAGCATCGTATACTCCCTCTATTTGATAATCACGAGGAGTGTGAGAACAAATAGATTGCATATAATCTTTGACACCCTCATATGAAATCATATCATTGACTTCAAATGGTTGTCCGTAGAATTTATTATCTTCAAACTTATAACTATATCCGTACTGTTCGCAGAAATTGACAATCTTATCTAAAAGACCCACATAAATTTGCTTGGATCTCATGTCATATAGATGTATTTCTCCATTCCAATTTCTGCCCCTATATTGAGGCATGAATTTTGCACCAGGAACCTCAAACTTGAAATGATCTCTCAGTTCATATTCAATATGAGGTTCTGTTTTTATTTTTAAAAATACTTCGTTGGATTTGCTTATAACTAAATTCGTTGTATCAACCATATCCTGCCTGGAATTTTATGAATTCAATGGCATTCTTAATTTGGTAAGTTCTATTTTGAATTACTTTAAGAATACTCTCAATATAATTTAGGAGAGTTTCGTAGTAGTCTATTTTTAAACAAACTTGAGAAAGTTTTTCATCAGAATCTAAGTATCCCTGAAGAGTTTCTTTATCACGAACTTTCTTTGGAAATGGATTTTCTAAATATATTTCTGGATCTGCTTTACCTGTAAAATATTCATATCTTTCATGGCGAATTCTTTTCTTTTGCTGCTCTGCCCTTTTCTTTAAAAGATTGATTGTATTATATAAATCAAAATATTTTGCATGAAGAACTGGGATATTCAAAGATTCTGTATGAAGATTATCTGGATCCATTTTTGAATCTTTTTCCCACATCTCTTGAATAGTTTCAAGATCAATACTCATAAATTATTTCCTGCTAAATCGGTTATATTGTAAATAGTATACTTGAAACTTACGTCTGCTGTAAAGTATTGAATGTCAGTTTGTGTTGCATCGAATGTTAATGTTGATAATGAGTAAGGCCAGAGATCTTTAAATTTAACATTAAATTTTGGAATGTATGAACTGTCTAATATTTGCAAAACTCCATCAGAATAGATTTGAGCTGGACGTTGATTATATGCTCTTTCATTAATTACTGCACTATTTGCTAAATTGGTGTACTCATCAAGACTTTCTGGATATCCAAGTCCTCTTATCCAATTTTGCAACTCCATATAATTTTCAATATATTCATCAACTAAAAATCTAAGAGTTAAATCTCCAAAAACAATTTTATCACCAGGAATATCAATATCTTTTAAATACGATGGTTGAACAGCAATTCCAAGAGTTAAATTTGGAATATTTGCTTCATTGCAAAAAAAAGAAACTTTTGGATATCTAGTTAATGTAAATTTAAATCCTGTTGGCGATAAAAAATTTCTATTTTCAATTTGATTTGATTTTGCCATCTCTTTTTTAAATATTTAGACAAAAAAAAGGTGCCTTGCGGCACCCTTGAAAACTGCATGTAAAATTACATGAGATTTTTGACAGCAACTCTACGATAGTAGCGGTTAGCGTTAAGGTTGAGTGAACCGAGTCCTTGGTTGGTTCCTTCAGCAAATGGGTTGGCGACAAGTCCATAACGAGTCTTGAAGCCAATTTTGGGCTGGAAGGTTTGCTCACCAACTGCACGTACCATTTGGAGAGGTACATAAGGACAATAGAAGAGTCCAGCATCATAAGGGGAAGCACCTTTATAACCAATAACGTAGTATTGGTTGCCAGGAGTTGTATTCGATGAAGTCAAGTTTGCCGAATAAGGATCGATATATACCTTGAATTTGCCCATCAAAGTACCAGCAAAGGTGTTGCCAGTGTCATCAACAGACAGATTAGCATTAAGTGCAGGGGTATAATCAAGAACACCTGCCATGGTGAGTGCGGAAGCAACGTCTGCAGAGCAGATGATTACGTTGCCTTTTCCTCTACGAGTTCTTTGTGCGATTGCGTTAGCATCACGCTCGATTTGGAAAAGAAGTCCCTTGAATTTCTCAACGCTCCAACGTCCGTTGGAATCAACGTCAAGATCAAAGATACCAGGAGTAGCAGTGTTTTGAACAGCACCTTGCTCAGCAACCTTATAGATGGTTCTGATAACTTCGCGGTTGATTTCAGCAAGAATCTCAGTTGAGAGAATGTTTGCCAATTCCGCTTCAGCATTCAAACCATGAATTGCCTTGAGGTCTTGTGCGAGTTCTAATGAGTACTCAGCTTTCAGTGCGCGTGACTTTGCAGTAACGGTGACTTTCTCGATTGAGAATGCCATTTCGTTAAAGTAGTTAGCTGCTGCATCGCCAAGTGCTTCTGCGTCACCTGTTGCCATTCCTTGTCCAACGTTATATGGAGAAGGATTGGTTGCTGCAGTACCAACTGGGTTCAGAACTGAAGGGTTGGTTCCTGACTGAGCAGTAGTACCAAAACCAACAGATGTATCTGAAAAACCGCCAGTAAGGTTACGGCTGTTGTTCTCGCCAGAGAATGCACTGTCAACTTCGTTGTAGAAAGCTTCAGTACCGCTTTGGTTCTTGTAGCGTGAACGCATTGCAAAGATGAGTCCAGTAGGACCACTCATTGGTTGAACGCCTGCGATGTCATAGGCGATCAAATTAGGCATTGAACGTCTGATTAATGAAATCAGAACGGGATCGAAACCTGCGGTAGGACCACTAGCACCACTGGTGCCACCGAAAGCGCCACTAGCACCAGCAGCGTTACCACTGTTGGTTGGACCTTCTGCGAGGAATGAACCTCCGGTTTCGAAAGACGATTGCTCACGAAGGAATTTTTCTTGATTTTCTAACAGGACAGCGGTTACCGCTTTACGATGGGAATCTTTGATTGGATCAAGACCCTCATAGTTGAGGAGAGGTGCCCACTTTTCCTGCAGATGCTCGGAATGGAACATTTGCGTTTACCTTTTGTAGTGTGTTTGTTTACGTTTGAATTATATTAAATTCAATTATTTGCTAAACAGTGAACCTGCTGTTTTCAGATAAGTAGCCATTGAACCTGAGATGGACTCAGGAGTGCCTACACCTTCAGAAAGAGTTTCAGTTTTAGCTCTTGGAGAAACATTTCTCGATGGGAAATATGCTTCCTTCAAAGTCTCCAATTTCTCACGATATTCTTCTTCACTTTCAAACTCAACACTTTCGGAAAGTGAAGCGAGCTTGTCTTTCTGAGTGTCTGCAAGACCTTCAGAAACTTGATCTAAAATCCCATCAGCAACCGACTCTGCAAGACGCTTGTTAAGGGAAATATTTTTCTCAATTTGCTCGTTGAGTTTTTCTTCCATTTCATCTAGTTTTTCTACCATGCTCTCAAGCACATCATATTTATCTTCAGGGATTGATACATAATGTTCTTCAAAAAGTCCCTTCAGATTCTGAAGGAACGACTCAGTAAGTTCTGACTTAAGTCCATTTTCAATAACGAGTGCATTCTCAGAGAACCACTCATCGGAAACATACTCAAGGTATGAATCTACACGCTCTGAAAGTTCCGATTTAATTTCTTCAACTTCTTCGGAAAGAGCAATAGCATACTGCTCTTCAAGTGCTTCTTTAATATCAAAAACTTTTGATCTGAGAGCAGCTTCAAAGATTGTTTTTGCTTTTGCTTGGAACTCTTCGGAGAGTTCTTCGCCAGCAAGAAGAGCATTGACATCTTCTTCGATGTCAAACTCTTCCTTCTTCATTTTTTTACCTTTACCATAACCTGACTCATCCTCTTCATCGTCATCGTCATCATCGTCATCATCATCGTCGTCATCATCGTCATCTTCTTCTTTTTTCCCACCTTTCTTACCTTTCTTACCTTTACCGCCCTCGTCCTCTTCATCATCATCATCATCATCATCATCATCTGATGCTTTAGAAGCTTCTAGAAGCTCTTCGTCTTCATCGTATTCAATTTCTTCATCCTCTCCCACCATACATTTAGAAGTTGGTTGAACACCCATTGCTCCGGTTTTACCCTTTCTGTTGGTTATAACATCGCTTACTTGCTTTAATGTTTGTCCTGGTGTTTTCAACTTTGATGAATCATCAGTTGATTTGTAATTTTCAGGAGTTGGTCCTCCCAAATCTTCCCAACCACCTGTTTGTCCTGGCGTAATTGAACCAGAAAAGTTTTGTGGTGGCATTCCCGCTTTTGCATTGGCATTAACAGCGGTTTTGGATTGCTTAGTGCCTACTTCCATTTCTTGTAAATCTCCACGAGACATTTGAACTCTCCGATTAACCTCTAATTTAATCTATATTTATTTATAATTTATTAAATTGCAACAATTAAAGTGAATTTAAGAAATCGTTGAATAATTCAATCTTATGCTCTTCTAGACGTTTTTGATCTACAAGAGTATTGATTCTTCTTTGTGTTGCTCTTGCTACTCTTTCTCTTAGCATTCCACCATCCCATACCCATTCTTTACCTTCCATAATTCCTTGAACAAATGCATCGGGAGCAGAAGGATCGGCAACAATATCAGCAGCAGTTGCAAGCATAAAATCTTCACCGACTTCATTATATCCTTCACGAGTTGGTCTTACTGAACCGATACCACGAGAAGAAACTCCAAGAGTTACTCCAGAATTTAAAAGAGATTCTGCAATTTTTCCCATTGGAGTTGGAAGGATTTGTGCCTTACCAATAAAATCATTTCCTCTTTGAACAAGTTCAACAATATTATGTGAAACTCTATCAAGATTTACAGTAGGTCCGTCTGGATGTCCAAGTTCACCCAGAGCACGTCCTTTATTGACATACTGCTCAGTATATCTTTTAACCTCTCTTTCCATCACGTTAAGACGATATACTCTATTATTGCGATTTGGTTGTTCTGTTTGAAGGAACGGACCTTGAATGAAAAGAGTTTTCTTACCGTTTACATTTTCGGTAATAACTTCTACTGATTCAATTTCTTCTGTAATAAGTTTCATTATGCTTGACCTGAAAGTTGTACTTGTTGTGCATAAA